CCTCTCCCAGCCTTGATCATACAAAACGCAGTAGGGGAGCTTGTGCTGTTCGATGTGCCGCCAGACATCTGCCGTCGACCAGATGAAGATGGGGCAGACGCAGATGTGCTTTTCGCTGTTCACCTTGATTTCCGAGCCGAGCGCCCTCCTCTGACTCTCCTCTGCTCTGACGCCGAGAACCAGGACGCGGCCAGGTGCTACCGTCCGCTCTTTTAACCAGCGGCAGCAATACCGCATCTGCCGGAGCGGAGGCATCATGTTTTCCTCGATGAGTTGCCACATGGTTTTCTTGGGACGCTCAAAGGCGACCTCGGGATGGCTGTCGCGAATGAAGCGCACTAACTCCGGTGGGTCGACGGTTGTCACGTTGTAGTGCGCGTCGAACTTGCAGCCGCTGCGCTTCACGAGGTCGAGGATGACGGTCGAGTCCTTGCCGCCGCTGAAAGCGACGTAGTAGCCCTCGGGCGGGCAGTTGTCCTGCAGGAGTTCGATCGCCTTCCATTCGAGGGCTTCGTGATCATCGAACAGCCGGTTCTCAGTTCTCACTGAGCGCCCCACTCGCGTCCTGTCTGTTTCAGGTACAGTTTCCGGAGAGCGATGTTCGCGTCGGCAATCTGCAGCGGTCCGACCTTGCCCGGCGTTTGTCTCCTCTCGTCGAGGTAGGCGAAGTCGCCGCGTTTCTTCATGTAGGGGATTGCCCAGGCGTCGAACGTGGCAGGATCGTCGTGAGCGCTTCCCCTGGCCAGGACGTGCTGCCAGGAGTAGATGGCGATGCCGTCGCGGACCTCCCATCGGAGACTCGGGTAGAGTTCCTTGCGATAGAAGTGGTGGCTGTTGAGTTGCCGGCTCGGATGCTCGAGCAGTTCCATCTGTGTTCCTGGCTTTTCGCTAGTCATGTGAGCGCGGAGTTTGACGAGGAGAGACCAGATCGTCTCGTTTTCCTTGTAAACCTTTTTTTCGGCTGCGCGTCGACGCCGGGCGTTGAGGACGCCTTGCGAGGGTCCTTTGCCCGAGCGCTTGAAGCCTGTCCGTTTCAACTGGGTTTTCTTCACGGCTTGATGTCCGCTATCAGGACCAGGAAGTCCTGCGGTCCGACTGCGTCGACGCGGCGAACTTTGACCAGGTCCGGCGTCACGATCTCGATGATGGTGCCCTCGTAGATAGTCTCATGCTCGGGATTCCCGTAGAACCCTTTGTCATATTGCCGGTGCCAGCGAATGCGGTCGCCACTTTTCATGTCGTCGGCCCTCCGCAGGAAAACCTATCTTGCACCAGTTTCTGGATGAAGTCGAGGCCCCTCTGGTAGACCACGGTTTTGAAGTAGATGTGCTGGTTCCCGTCGGGGTCTGACCAAGATGTCTCGATGACTCGGAAGTATCCGGCGTCGACATAGCGTTGATACGGGCGGTTGTTGTCCATAAGCACGCGCTTGTCGCGCAGGAGCTGGAAGAGCGTCGTTCTTCCGAGTCCTGGGATGGCCAGCGTTTTGGCGACCGTGCCGATGTCGGTGGTATCGCTCGAGCTGGCGACGGTGTCGAAGAAGGCGACCTTCGGGGCCTCGAGTGCCAGCTGCGCCTCCTGTACCTCGATCAACTTAGCCTGCGTCGCTGCCAAGAATAGCGCCTGACTGAACGAGGTTGGAACGGCGGGGACCTGGACAACTCCAATCGCTGGGACCGTATAGGTGCCGGTGGTACGGAGTGCAGGAAGAACTGTCGCCGTGACCCATTTGCGGAATGCATTCGCAACCGGTTTCCTGCTGCGGAATACCAGCTTCCAGATACCCTCCTCGGACAGGGCCGTCATAGACTGCCGCCCGCCACGGGTGTCCACTATTATCAACCCCTTTTCGTCTGTCTCGAATGAGCGAATCGCGTCGTGGTGTTTGCTGATACCGAGGATGGTGCAGACGTCCTTTGCCACGAACCAGATCTTGCCCTCGATGACCGAGGTCCTGACCGGGTCCTTTCCCGCATACTGAAACGTCGTGATGCTGTGTTCGACTGTCGTATTCATGTCGCTCTCCTCTTGCCCTTGGGCTTTGCCTTTGTCGGCTCGAAGCCAGCCGGCGGCAACTTGTATCCTGGCCCCAACATAAGCGCGATTTCGTCGATGAAGCGTTCGTCGAGTTGATTCAGGATGTCGATGGTGGCGGGTGCGAGGACGACTGAAATCTGCTCTGCCGCGTTCCAGTATGGCGCGTGTTTGATGTGCAGGATTTCGTGAAGAACGCACCAGCGTTGGTACAGCGCGTCCTTTTCCCAGAACCTATCTGAGACGCGGATCGTGGCCTCAACCGATTGCTTGGCAATGTAGACGCTGATGACGCTACTCGGGTCCTTTGGATCGTCGTGGTCCAGGGTGATGTACCAGGTCGTCACGCCCAGGGCGTCGGCCATGTACTGAATGTACTTGTCGAGTTCTGCCCAGCGGGGATCGTCGCTGTCGCGTTTCGGGATGGTTACGACTGGCTTCTTGCTCATGGCCGTTCAGGGGCAAGGATGTCGCCCGGGTCTATGCGCCTGTCATGAATCATGAACTCATAGACAGCGTTCAGGACTGCCTGCTCTCCCATGTACACCATAAGGGTCTCACCCGTGTATCTGTCAACCACCTTCTTTGACTCTGCCTCCTCGACGTGCGACCGATACGGGTCTTGTGAATCGACAACGTAGATGTATTTCATGATGGCTGCTCCTTTTTTAACTTGGCAATCGATGAGAGTGCCGCTTGCAAGTCGCCGGTGATCCTGTCCAGTTCTTCTGGATAGGCGCGGGTCAGCAGTTTGTCGATCTCCTCTGCGCGCCCGTCGTCTCGGTAGCTCCTCCAATAGGTGATGCCATGCTTCTTGAGGACGGCGTCGATCGCCTTGAGTTCTAACCGCACCCGTTTGGCATCTGACTCGAATTGGTCCAAGTTCTTGAGTTGCTGTTCCAGTTCGTCGACGCGCTGAGGGAGTTTTGTGCTGAGGAGAAACCCGAGGCGCTGGTTCTCATTCTTGTGCAGGAGATACTCACGTACCCAGTCTGCTCTACTTGAGAAGAACGGCCGGCGGTCGTCGTCGAGCTTGTTCATGATGATGTACATGAGCATGTCAGCCGTCGGCTGGCCATTGGTGTATGTCGCTTTCTTTTTCGTCAGGACCCGCCGCGCGTTTTCCGAATAGTAGAGCAGGCCGCAGTTGTCTGGGAGTTCCGTTCGATCGATCATGCCTTTCGGGCAGACCATGTAAAACTCGTTGACGTAGGGAAAATACGTGTACCACTTGGCGTCCCGCAGGAAGTCAGACCTCGATACTTTGACCTCGAAGCCTCGGATGCAGGGGTGCGCCCAGGACTTCTTGATGGCGATAGCGTCAAGGATTTTGAGGCCGTCATTATCGTACTGTGTCGGGCCACTCTTGACCTCTGTCATGAAGAAGTCCTGGTAGCAATGCAGGGCGAGCGCCTCCTTAATCTGATAGGACGAAACGTCACTCATGCCTGTCTCCTCTCGCGCTCGACTTCTACCCCGACGCGCAGGAAATCCAGGACTGCGTCGTCGTCGCTTGCCTCATTGATATCTGTGAGCTGGCCGGGCGTCGTCTCGAGCGCCTCGACGAACGGGCGCCAGGTGGCCAGGCGCAGCCGCGCCGAATGGAGTTCCTTTCTGACCAGCATAAGTGCGTGGGCATAACCGCCGGCCGCATGGAACTTGCCAGCGGTGAACGCCGCCTTGCGCTCGAGCCGGCGCCGGTCCTCGAGGAGGTGGTTTGCCTGGCCGAGGTCCTGGAGTTGATTGCGGAGATAGTTGCCGATGTCGTACTGAAAGGCCAGGTCCTCGCAGAGTCGTTTGTGACTTTCCGCGAGCCAGTTGTGTTCTGTCGTCGGGAGCAGCGTCCAGCGTCCGATCTGCTTCACGTCACTCCTTTCCCTCGGGCTTGTCGACGAGCCAGGCGGTGATTGCGCTGGCTGTGACTTCCCAACCGTCCTTGAACCCGCCGACGAAGTCGCAGGCGAACATGTGATGGTAGATGCCTGCTCTGTCGATGGCCTCCTCGCGCTTCAGGTTCTTGATGTGCTGGAAGTAGTCGGTTAGGATCGACAGGGCCAGGTCGTGTGGTCCGCTGCCATAGTATCCCCAGGTCATGCCCGTGGGGCTGTGCTGGACGATGTGCTCGAGCGGGATACTGCCGCCGTGCTCAACGATAACCTCAATAGTGATGGTTCCTTTCGGGTTGTGGTAAGTCCTGTCCATGTCACGCCTCCTTAGCGTTTGCTTGCATCTTTTAGGCTCTTGTGCTTCGAAAGAGAATCCGGAATGACTTCTATATGGATTGGATTCAATATGGATTCTACATAACATGGATTCCGACAACCGTCAAGTAGCTGACTGCTTCTGGTGCAATCAGCTGCTTGCAGTAGTTCTGGCACGGTTGCAAGTGAGGCCGTTACTGGCGGTAGGGGACATTTATGGTGTTTGTATCTGATGCGCTGATGCTGTTCCCATTTGGAGACCTGCAGGTAGTCCTTGCCCTCGACTTGGTAGAGGGTGATGAGGCCGACCTGGGCAAGGTTCTGCAGCCAGTCGGCTATTTGCTCGGGTTGAATCTTTCCAACGCGGAGAGGGTAGCATTGTGCTAAGATGATCGTTGGGCGCCCGTCGGCACACCCGTAGTCGTCGGCGCAGACCAAAAGGCGGTACCAAAGCGCTTCCTGCTCGGGGCAGAGTTTGTCGAGCGTTGCTGACGTGAGAATTGAATCCGAGAGGATTCGGCTAGACATGGGGCGCCTTGTTCCTGTCTGCTTGGCTTGCGTTGTGTTCCTTGTCTGTCATGCTCTCACTCACCCTTTCTTGCCCTGTTTGATAGGTGGCGGCGCCCAGGGGCAAGACTGGTTTCGGTCAGGTTGCAAGCAAGACCTAGCCGCCACTGCGAACGGTACCTTGTTTTTATTCCTTGTCAAGTGGTTCGTCGTCGGGCGGCAGGAAGGACCGGCACCACGGGTGCTCGGGGGGCATGCCTGGTTCGTTGCTCTTGTCCTCTGGTTCGACGAGACCGAGGCGTTCGAGCCAACCTATCCGCGTAAACGCCACGATAATCCCGAGTCCGGCCCCTACGATGATGCCAAGTCCGAACGCGACGAGCAGGAACAGGAACGTGGCAGTTGTCACGGCATGATCTCCTTTGGTTTGATGGTGACTGCCGATATCTCCTTGCCCTCTGTCACGGTCCGGAAGATGTCCGGTGTCTTGACGCGGCCGGCTTTGACCAGGGCGTCGAACGTCGTCTTGTCGACGGTTTCGAGGATGACGGCCGGTCCCCAGGACTGCGCTTTGATGGTTTCGATGTTCCAGGCGATGTCTGATGCTTGATGACGGACCTGGAGGAGCGCCTCGTAGTTGACGCCCTGGATGTCGTCGCCGAGGAGCTTGACCGCTTTCTTCAGTTCCAGTTCGTCGAGGCCAATGGCGGCCTGGGCTGCTACGATGCGAGCGAAGGCTTCACCGTCCGGTCCCGTCTGCAGATCGTGGAGTTTCTGCTGATCGGCCTCATAGTCCACCATCCGCGCAGTTGCCGAGCACAGGCGCATTGCCTGGACGGTTTCGGGGTCCAGGTCCTCAATCACGACGAGCGTTTCTGTCTCGAGTGTGGTGTTGTCGATCTGCTTCTTGTTGCTAGTCATGTCGGAGCTCCTCATCATTCAGCGCGTTCCCAGCCAGAAGGTTGTGCGCGAGTTCTGTTGCCTGCTCACCGGTCAGCTCGAGGATAGCAGCGGGCCACGGACTCCTCATCCGTGGTCCGGTCAGTGTGTTGCTGAGATAGAGCGTGATGTTGTCCTGGACGGGCAGCGTTTCGGTCCCGACCGTGATCTTCAGGCTGACCATGTTACTCGAACCTCCGTGCGAACTCTGCCGGCTCCATCGGGGCATAGCCTTCCTGCAGTTGATGGATGAGCAGCGCTGCGTAGTCGATATCGATGGTCAAGGTCTTGCCGTCGACGCTGACGGCGGGCGGCTGTGAGTGGACGTTGATGCTTTGGATGCCCAGCGTGGCAAAGTCGTCTGCTGTCTTGTCTGCAGCCAACTGTTCGATGGCCGCCAACTGATCGCGCGTCGCAGGGACGACGACCGTTTTCGGTGTCTCTTGTGCCGCTGGTTCAGCCTGTTGCGGGTCGGCATTCTCTGGTTCGACGACGTTGTCCAGCAGCTCCATGTCGTCGGGCATGGTTTCGTCTGGTTCCGGAACGGAGACGGTCCCGCCGTTCGCTCCAGGGTGCAGGGCGGGGACGAGTGAGGCCGGCAGTTTCGCCAGGTCGCGGATCGTGCCCTCATACGTCAGATGCATGTAGCGGACACGCTTCTTGACCATGCCGGTTGATGTTTGCCGGTCGACGTCGCGTTCCATGAGTCGCAGTTTCAGCGGGACGAAGGCGATGCGCCCGTTGAGCGCCGCCTGGACGACGGCGATGTCATTGAGCAGTTCCCGCAATCCGTTCCAGCTGTGACTGTCGATCTGATAGGTCCCGATGCCGGGGAGGTCCGGAAGGTTGACCATGAGATTGAGCGTCGGCTGGCAGCCCTTCGATTTCACGTCGCCATTGCCGTCGACGAGCCGGTTGAACAGGCAGTCCTTTGGTCCTGGGCACTCGAATTCGATGCGCGTGCCAGTGTTCAGGTCGAGTCGTTGTGCGGTGACCCCATCGCCCTTGCAGACGGGAGCGACCGTCGAGGCGCCATAGAGCTTGTAGAAGTGCGGGAGCACGACGCTCATATCGTTGCTCAGGAACATGATGGAGAGTTCCTTTGGCTGATCACCGTAGACGGCCTTCACTTCGTCTGGTACCACGAAGTAATCGGTTGCTTGGGGATAGCCGCGCTTGTCCGCTGGGCTCTTGAACTTCCGGATGCCGAGATGGATTTTGCCGATGCGTGGAGCGTACCGCTGTGCGTCGGTAATGCCCTTGATTGCCACTGATACCTCCTTGCGCCGCTTAGCGGCCAGCCGTGCGTCCGGCCTCGAGCTGTGCGCCCGTCAGACCGGTCAACTTCGTCACGCGTTCCAACCGTTCGCCGGTCGGGACGGCTGTCCCATGAATGTACCGGATCGCCATGTTCTCACCGACACCGATCCTGACTGCGAATCGCCACTGTGTCATGCCATGTGACTTAAGCCAGATGGCGAGTGGCGTCCTGAGCTGCTGTTGCTTGTTCACTTGTTGCCTCCCAGCGTCGGTTTGTCAGCACAACGCACTTCCAGAATCTCGCTTACGCAAACGCGGTCATCGTCCGTATAGCAGACATCGACGTTCTGAGTGGGGCCAGTCTTAGAGAAATCCTTTGCCTTCTTGAGGTAACGGACGACGCCGATCTTCAGTCCGTACTGACTCGAATACAGAATCCAATCTCCAGTCTGTGGTTCATAGTCCATTGCCAACCTCCTTTACTTGCCCAGGTCCGGACCCATGTCCAGACCGTCCTGGATTGCGACCAGGTCCTGAATGATGTCGTTGAGCTTGTTGCTCAGATAGTGGAAACCCATTTGCCTAGCTTCTGCTGAGAGTGCTTCGAGCCGTGCGATGACGTTTCTCATTCTCATCTCCTTTCGGGCATTATACCACTACCACTACTCTTGTCAAGTATCTTGTCGAGGATATCGCCGGCCGCCTCCAGTTCGTCGATGCCCACGTCCTGGACGTCGATGGCTGCGTGGATGAGATTCGTCACATCCTCTGCTACTAGGTAGTGCGAGTAGAAAGTGGTGCTGCACATGGTGTTTGATTCCCAGCCCGTGAACATGACGATCTTGTTCCCTTTGGCAAAGAGACTTGTCGTGTGGAGGTCGCCTGCTGCACGACGCAGTTGCCCATAGGCCAGCGCGAACGTTTCTTCAGCGCCAGCCGGCTCGATGTGGTAACGGATGTAGCCTTGCCTGGCGAATACTTCGTCGGCAATCGTGTCGTCTTTCCTCGTGGCCAGGAAGAGTGACCCGTCTGTGAACCGGACCAGTCCTTCGGCTTTCAGGATCGCAAGAATGCTGCTGCGCGCCCAGGCGTCCGTGGCGATGGATAGTTCTGCTGTCTCTGCCAGTGTTCTGCTCATATCTTTCCTGTCGGCAGGCGGTCCTGGCAATCCTTGTCCGGGCAGTTCGCACAGGCGACGACGCAGCAAATGCCACACCGTTCCTGCAATGCTTGTGCTTGGAAATCGTCGAACCTTGAGTCCCATCCGGTTTCGTCTGTGTCATCGACCAGGCCCAACATCGGGGTCAGGCTGCTGGCAGGTCCTTGTGTTCTGCTCACTTCACACCGCCGAGGCAGACGCCAGTTCCATACCACTCACAGCGGCGGCCGGTGCAGTGCGGGCACTTCACGCGCTTGGGATTTGCTACCAGATCCGCGCCCGCTTTGCCATCGACCTTGAGGGCGACGTCGTGGAGGGCTGCGGTCATGGCCATACCGAGGAGATTGTTCATCGATTGTTTCTCTCGGGCGGTTGGTTCGTTGGCGTAAAGGGTTTTGCGGTTCATGTGGACTCCTTTAGCGGCCGGTTGACCGACCGCTGTCATCGTAGCAGGACCGCTTGATGTCCTGGAGCTTGTCGAGTGCGTTCATGTATTCGAGGTTCTTCAGGTCGGCTGCGTCGCGCAGGATCACGGTGTCTCTGAGGGCAGCCGCGTATATCTGCAGCTTGCCGTCGTCGCCGAGGTGGACCTTGTCGTCGTAGACCATGTGGCCGTCCCGCCAGACTTCGATGAGGTGGCCGCCGTCCATGTGGCGAATCTTGAGCGAGTAGGTGCTGCTGGCAGTTCCAGTCGTGATGACGTCGTACTTGCCGTTCATGGATGCCTCCTTGGCATTATGCTCGTTGTGCGTGCGGTTCTGAATCAGGTGGTCCATTCATGCCACTTGCCCGCCGAAATCGTTACAGCGGGCACGCAGCAGGGTCGCTTTTGGTTCAACCGGTCGGTTCTGGCGTCCTCGGTTTCCGGTCTTACCTCGCGCCTTAGCCTCTGTTGGGCTCTCTTGCGCTTTTGGTTGTCAAGGTGCTTGGTTGCTGCTTGGTAGGCTCTTCTTGCCTTCGTGACCTAAGTATATCACACTACCACCACCACGTCAACCGACAATCGACACAGTTCATACACACTTGAGGACGAAAGAGCCCGAGACAGGCTCAACAGGCGCGGACACGGGTGTTTCATTCTTGTCGGTTTTCATTCCAGAACGTCAGAGACAGGCTCCACGCCTCACGAAGAACGGCGACGGCGCAACAAGGCGACACAGGCTCGATGTGGCGATACTGCCCGAGACAGGCTCAAACGCTGACGAAGCCCCAAGACAGGCTCTGCCACGCGTGGCCCGGTGTGTTCCCGAAGACAGGCTTGTTTGCTGACGAGAGCTCGCAGCAGGCTTGATAGGCTCGTCTGCGCGCTATTGCAAACGGTGTTGCGTTTTCGTCTCTTGTGCTACAATGTCTGTATCGGGTCCGGTTCCGATACCTCCTTTCCGGACCCGACCTCATGGGGCGAGGTCGCTTGACCTTTAGGGTAAGCCGCCAGCCCCTACCTATGCGGAACGGCCCGTTCACGCGGGCCGTTCCGCTTTTTCTATGCCAGATGTGTCAGGGTGTCGGCGTTGTCGGCGGGGCAATCGGCTTGCCAGCATCGATAATGGGTACCGCCTTGTCGACGTAGAGCACCTGCTTCAAGTCGACCGTCGCTTGCTTTTCAACCGCAGTCGTCAACAGGTACGGCGACCAGATCTGCTTAAAGGCGAATTCTGTCTCACCAAGGATAGCTCCCAGGATGACGGGGAGGTTTCCTGCTAGTTTCACCTTTGCCAGCGACCCGTCGAGCCACATGACGAGGAAGGCCAGACCGACCGACAGGGCGAAGGCGATCAACTGTTTGATACGGCCGTCCCATGCCTTCTTGAGCAGGACAGACGCAATGATCGGCGCGAAGAACCCAATCACCCAGATCCACATACTCGGTAAATTGTTCACGTGTGCCTCCTATGTTCGATGTTCGAGGTTGTACAATGCCCAGGCGAGAACGTCGTAGGTAACCGGCGTGTCGCCTTTCGTCGCCAGACCGATGATCCCTTCGTCTGCGTTCCACTTCCTCACGTCGGCTGTCGTCACTGCCGGCTGCACCAGCTCGCGGTCCTGGAGGACGTTCAGGATCGTGTCGAACTGGAACAGGGCCCCAGGACAATTCGGTTTATTTATTGGTGAAATCTGGTAGTGTCCGACGATGTGCTCCCGGTCGAGTGGGATCACCACGCTATAGATGCGCTTGACCTCGCTGCGTA